CCCCGTCTTACGATTCGTATAGTCCTTTGTTTTTGAGGTGAAGAAAAGTGTTTCAGTTTTCTTCGTGCCTCTTTAGCGGACATTACTATTAGCTCTTTATTAGAGCCATTGTATCTAGGATCGGTAAGAAGTTTGTACTGAGCAATAGGTAAAAGAATGTCCCAAATTGCGTCACCTGGGAGTCTTGGTGTGTCTTGCTCATTTAACAATTTAGGCATTATATTTGAGACTAAGTCTACCGAGTATTCTTTATCCGGTACGGGGTATAAAACTAAACGCGGTCTTACGATAAAGTTATCAGAACCTTCATTAGTCTGATCTATATAATACCAAATAGGCCTGTCTTTTTCGGGTTTATCCATGTCGATAGATGGAAAAGATCCCTGGTAACCACCTATAGGTCTGAAATCACCTGAATAATGAGACCTTGCGGTAATCTCATCATTTCGAGCATTCATTGGTGACAACGGGCCGTGTCCGACTAGTACTGGTACTTTTTCGATGTCTATAACATCGGTATCTAAGTCGGCTGACTGTTGGTCTTCGAGGAATCTGATATTCATTTTCCTACTAGCCCAACGAGGTCGGTGGCCGTCTATTGGTGCGTAACATTCGCGGTACGCCTGATTTGCCACAATTTTAATTCTTTGCTGATCTATTTTAGGAAGATCTTCCCATTGATCGGCCCCAAGCATACTCGCTATTTGATCAAGAATATCTAGAAAAAGAATAAGATTTTCCTGAGTAAGCCCAGTAGGTGCTTCCGCTTGGGTTGGCGATATTAAAGGGCCTACATTACTTAGAGCGTTAGATAATAGATAAGGAGAAACTACTGTGTCCGCGAGTACGACTTTCTCACTAGGAGAAGGGGTCGCTTTAGCGTCTATAGGCGGGTTTTTAGGTGGTACCGTTGTCCTTAAACCACCCACGGCCGCCTGAGGCGTAACTGTTGGAGTGAGACCAGTAGGAGCGTTGATTAGCTTTAGCTTTGGCGGCATCCTATAAACCTAACTAGTTTAATCCTCTACAACCACCGCTTGTAAATCGGGAGCCCAATCCATTTTTTCAACTTTTGCTTTTTTCTTTTTAGGAGCGGTTATTTCTTTTTCAAAATGATGGTCGGTTTCCGGCTCTTTTTTTGGCTCTTTTTTTGGCTCTTTTTTCTCGTCCATAAGAGCGGAGAAAAACATTCTCTTATATAATCTACCTTGTGTTCTAAAAATATCATCCGCTTCTCTTTGAGTTTTAGGCTCATAAGCATAATGCCTGCTTTCTTTGTCCCATCTAAATTCGTATTGCAAGCGGCTCATACCTTTAACTCGTATTACGGGAGTAGTTCCCATTTGATCTCGTTTTCCGATAATTATAATTTTCATAGTTTTATATAAAAAACCTCTCCCCCGCTACGCAGAGGAGAGGCTGTGGTTAGGATTGCAAGAATATGGTGGATATTCTCAAAAGCTTAATAGCTGAATCCGGGGATTTGACGAACTGCTTCGACAAGCTGAACACCTGGAATTCTTCCGTTGGTGTCTTGATAAGCGGCCATTCCGTAAACGGACTGGATACCTACGGCTGACAAGTGAGCTTCGTTTCCGCTATTTGCGAAATCGTCATAATGGAAGATCTGCTCGTTCGATACTGCACCTTTGGCGTAGTACATCGCAGTTTTACCCATTGCCAATGCGTATCCGATTGGTGTTCCGGCAATATTGCACTGGTAGACCATTGAACCGGCTGGGAACGATGTTGCATCGTCAACCTGTTCCGTGCCTTGACCAGTGCTTATGTCGTTATAAGCGAGTGTCTCAAGCGCACCTCCAGAATTAGTTTCGTATTGGAAGGATGAGTAAGACCCATCAGGTGCGACAATTAGGAAGTAACCAGAATCGGATACTTCGTATTCTGCTCCACCTGAGCCGGGTATCCTAGCGTCAAAACCAAGAAAATTAGCGAATGTGTCGTTTCCGAGATCAAGATCTCCGTCGGCCTGTGGGCTTAACTCCGAAGTTAGTAAAGCCGTTGGTAGCAAAGGAGAACCTTGGCGTCCGTCGGCTGTGTCGATTAACACATTATGGTTGGCAATAATATTACCGTCCCACATTGCATAGTTACCGCTGTATAACTTGTTAGAACTACTACGCTCATCAGCAGAAAGAATTGCTTCGAGGTAATCCGGATCTGAACGAAGAGGGCGTAAGCAAGCGTCAGGTGCAAAGAACAAATAACCGGGAATTTCGGTTTTGTCATCACCACCAACATTCATTGGCTCACCACCTCGGGCGATCAATGCTTGTTTAGCTTCTTGAATGATGTCGGTACTAAGACCTTCGTCGTACTGAAGATTAGGACCCGCTCCATAGCCAGAAATAACATTTGAAGTAGAGTTATTTAAGCAAGTGTCACGAAGAACCATTTGAATATGATCCTGTTCAGTGCGCCCTGCCCACTCAGCCATAACTTCAGCTGAAAGCTGATCGATAGTTTTGCCGGTGAAGCGCATAAGTTTTACAACTTGCGTCCAAGCGACAGCGTGACGGATAAGATCTACTTCAACGCTAAATGCGCCAAACTTGAGCTTACCAGTTGAGTTCTTGAGAATTTCTTCCCCACGAACACCTTGTCCACGAATTGGAGCGACTGTGGTAAAAGTTACCTTGTCAGACCCGCCTGCGCTAAGATCACGTTTTTCTACTACTGGAGAACCGGATCCTTCAGAACCGATAAATTTTGAGAATACATTCTTCTCCCGAGCGTCACGAGTTACAAGCTCAGACCATAGTCTGGTGCGTAAATCGCCAGAAGCAAAAATTGTATCTCCGCCATTATTCGCGCTTGATGCGTAGTTAGTATTTGTATTGAGCAAGTCAACATTACCGAAATTATCGGCGCTTGACTGTGCTGCTGCTATTGCTGCTTTTTCTGCCATAATATTTAATAATTAGATTTTTTAGATTATTTAACGAAGAAACGATCTTCCATCGGGTGTGCCTAACATTTGATAAAGTTGTTCGTTAGACATAGACCCCATGTTGTTTGCGATTGATTCTGCCGTTTGTGGTTGTTTTACGGGTTGTGCAGCTTGTCCTGTCGTCAAAACTTTTGCCTGGCTTCCGAGTGGTTGAACTTGTCTTTGTTGAACCGGTTCAGGTGCCGTTGGCGCTGGTCTATTTACCCCTTTTCTAGCTGCGAAATCATGTGCCATGAGTTCAGGCCAGTTGGGTGAGTTAAAGACTGCTGCGTAATCAGAGTGTTCTTGAGCTTGTTGTACGAAATGGTCGAATTCTTTCCTATAAATTGTGGATTTATCCGACAATTCAGGGTAAGATCCGTACGCTCTATCTCTGCTCTCCACCGCTTTGTCGCGGTGGGTGTTGTACTGTGCTTCCTGGACTTTTTCAGACTCTCGCTCTTTTCGGTCGTGAAGGCTTTGAAGTTGGAGTTCCCTCTTCATGATCTCTCTTTGTAAAGTGAGAGCTTGAAGGGTATCCAAATCTTCGGCCGCTTCTTTGACCTTAATTTCGAGATTCTGAATTTCACCATTTAGCTTACCCGCTTCCGATGTAAAAGGGTCTGGGCCTATAGGCTCAGGTTGTACTGGCTGCGGTTGTGGTTGATTCGGTTGAGAAACCTGACCGTAAATGACTGAGGACGCGTCTGCAAATGTACCACTAAACCCTTCAGATCTATACAGATCGATGACTTGTTGGTCTAATTCGTTCTTCGGCCTAATTCTTCTTTTAGCCAATTTCTCTTCTTCAGTTTCACCAAAAACTTGTTCTTCCGGTTCATCTAAAGAAACCTCCTCCGTAGTAGCTTCGGGCTCCGGTTCTATCTGGGATTGCTCCTCAAATTGAATTGGCGCTTTTTCTACCTCTTCGGGTTGCGTTAACATTGCCTGGCGAAGGTCGTCTGTAGACACATCCGCAAGATTTAATTCAGTTTGCTGGGGGGAATCAACCACCCCGGTTTGTTCTTCCATTTCCGTACAATACTATTGTTATACGGGTCTGAAAACCGGTTGTATTACCTGTTGTAAATATTTAACTTGCCAGGCTTTGACGGCTTTTTCTTAGACTTACTTAATTTACACTCACCTTCTTTTTTACAATCTTTTGGGTAAGGGCATCTTGCACAAGTTTTAAACTCTTCTTTTTTATTTTTCTTCATTTTTATAAAATCTGTAAAGT